GAGGTGAACGACCTCCAATCAGATCTGGTTCATAACCTTGTGCTTGATTCATTTGTGCTTTTAACCCTGCTACTGCAATTTTTATTACAGGTACACTAGCTGTATTTAATAACTCATCAAAAGATTTTATTGTTTCTTCTGGTAAATTATTAGAACTCCACTGTACTAATTCATTATAAGCTTCTTCTCCTCCTACAGAATTTTTTATTTCGGTTGCTGCTGCTGTCGAAATATCTTCTGTGTTTGCTGAAGCACCTCTAAGACCATCAAGGTAGGTATCTACAACTTGTTTAGAAAAACCAGCTTCATTTAATTTTGAATAGTCATCTTCATTTATATTTCCTGACTCAGTAAATCTTTGAGTTATGTCTTCTGCATCAATCCCTACCTCTTCTAATACAGATGCAAGACCTTCGCCATATAATTCTTCTGCATTAAAGTCAGACTCTTCTGCTTTAGGTTCTTCATCTGTAGCTTCTGGTTCTTCTTTAGTTCTTTCTATATCACCAAGCTTACCTTCAAGTTCCTTATAGCTATTAGCCATATCTTCAACAGTTTTAAATTTCCCTGCGATAAGACCATTTTCATCTTTCAAACTTTCAATGTCTTGTGCTGACATTGGTGGGGTTTCATTAGCCTGTACTTGTGATGATGTCATAAAAATTTATTAGTTATAAGTTATTGTATTACCATTTTTTGTTTTAACCACTCTGGGTTCAGTAGGTTCTGGTGTATCGTTTACACCTAACTGACTAACAACAGCTTTAGGCATTGCTGTCTCTTCGTTTTTTTTACTCTTGGATTGGGGCTTGCTGGTTGGCATTAGTTTGCTCCTGTAATTGTTCTGCCTTTGCATTGTTTTGTGGGTCAAGCAAAGGTGATGATAATGCAGCACTACCGAGTGATCGAACAAGTTCTTGCTGCTGTAGCTGCTGTTGTTCTTCGGCAATCTGTTGTGGTGATTTTATCAGATTCGTACTGTCAATGCCAATCGAGGTAGCAAGCATCTTAACTGCTTCATCTAAGTTTACGAACTGTCTCATAATATCTCCACCTAAAGCTTGAGATACAGTTGTTATAAATTCTATTAGCTTGTCTCTATCATGACCTCTACCAAGTCCTTGAAGTCCAGTGATGATATGTAGTTTCACTATGTTGTCAGGTAGCTTGGGTGCTTTACCAGACTTAACCAGTAAGTGCATACGTCTTTTTAAATATCTAAGTTGAAACTCTTCTGTCAAGATAGAGTAAATTCCACCAAGACTATTCTCTAATTCGTTAGTAAGTATTTTCAATTCTGTACTTGTAACTCTTTCAGCGTCACGTTGTACTGCCTTTGCCATAAGGAAAGCATACTCAAGTCTTGCTTCTATTCTTTGAATAGCTGTAAAACTAACTTGCAGATCATTACCTTTATTAACTTGAAGTACAGAAACATCACTAGCCAAACCTTCTCTGATAGCTCCGTTAGGTGCTTTACTTAGAGTGCTAGCTCTGGTAACTCCGTTTGGATTGACCAAAAATAATGTACGTGCTGACGCTGCTGCTGCTTCGATTATTGCTTTCATCATAGCTTCAAGAGAAATCAAATCCCCACGATACTCTTCTACATATCCCCTTCCGTAACTTTCTCCCGATTGGCGGATAAAACGCAGGGGAATAAAAGGAGTGACATCTACTTTAGACATTCCATCTGTGCTTGGTATCTTTTCGTTCTTACATTCTTGATGCCACATAAAAGAATCATTAACTCTTTTAACGTGTGTATATATATCTAACTCATCTTCCATATCATCAGGACTGTATTCTTCCTTCTGTTTAATAAGCTCTAAAAAGTCTGCTGGCAGTGCTTGAGCATTTATAGTTTCTTTAATAATAATCTCTAATGTATTACCATTAGGATCTCTTCGTATCACATACTTTTCTAATGGATATACTTGTAGTCCTTTATCTGTTAGGTATAACAAAACATTACCACCAACTATTAAATGCTTAAGTGCTTCAAACATTCCTACTCTATCGTTTGATACTTCTATCTCAGACATCAAAGCATTTTCTATAACCCTCAAAGCTTTATCCATTTCAGACTTTTGTTCACTAGCACCTTCTTGCATAAGGGCAAGACTATCAATCGTCAACTTAAAGAAAGGAGTAGATGGTGGCAACAAAGCAAGCAGTAATTTTGCTGCTAATGAATTAACACCTCTAGCTCCTACTGCTTGGAATGGAGTTTTGGTTTTACTTCTTGTACCTCTAGCGTTCTCTGGTATCAGATTAGGCAAAGTAAGCTTTGATGAATCTCTGGCTTCTCTAAGAAAGGTTGATCTTTCTTGTTCATACAGAGCATATAAAGCTGCTGCTGTTTTGTTATTTGGTGAATAAGCCATGCTATAAAGGGTAGTTCAAATCACTTGTATTTAACAAAGGGATTCGTAATGATCTTGTACCTATTCTTCTAAGAGATCCAAGTCTATTTGTTCTTCTACCACCACCTGTTTCATCAGCCCTTCTTCTGCTAAGAGTGGCACTTCTTTGGCTGCCAGTAACAACTCTTCTTGCAGTGGGTTCTGGTGCTGGTGGTGTTGGACTTGGCTCTGGTAATGGTGGTGGTGCTGGTGGTCTTCTTCCTACACACATAGTTACCTCCTCCCTCTGGATCTGCTGCCAGACATTCTTGAATTAGACTTCCTTACTCTAGCTTTATTTCTAGCTTTATTCAAATTACTTAATCTATTTCTTTGCTTTCTCTGACTGCTGCCACCTGACGACATTAATAATTCTTCTGTTCTTTGTACATTAGGATTTACATAAGTGCCTTCTTCTTTTTGTCTTTTAATTTTTAATTCTTCAGTAGCTTTCTTTGTGTCTTTTGGTTTTTTTACACCTTCTTGTTTACCCATGACAACAGGTGGTGCATCTTTAAATGCTGATTCTTGTCTTTGCGGAGTTGCATAAGCTGGGCTTCCACCAATACACATAATTATTTCTCCAAAAGTTTTTGATCTAGCATAGTTTCCTGTTGCCTTTTTTGTTGTTCAATTAAATAATCCACAACAAATCTTTGCCCTGCTTTATACCATATCTCTCTATCAGATAATGACAAGTCTGGGTGACGTTGTGGAAATGCTGCATCTAAACCAGCAATCAGTTCATTTGTAATTGGTGGTAGTAGTTTATTCGCCATGATTTCATGCTATCATTAAATTAATGGGAGTGGTTACCCATTGATAAAGCGACACGATTCTTTCAAGGGATTAGTGTTAGGAAACCCTAGAGCAAGTGACTCGTTCTAGGGTTTTCTTTATGGATTCCAAAGTTTTACTTCTCCTGTCTTATAGTTATAATCTCCTTCTCGTAATATTCTTGTCAGCCTTGCGTTCAAGATAGCATCAGCAATGGTATAACCTTTCTTTGTATATGTCTCTTGTACTTTAGTCCATAGTGCATCTTGTGTATCAGGAGTGTTAGCAAGAGTCTTGCTGGCTGTAACCATACCCATACCTTTAATACCTATTATTCCGTCACCAGCATCACCAGCTAATGACATCTCAAGCCAATGTCTGTTAGCTTTCTTTTCTGTAATATGTTCTATCTCATCTTCAGCTATCAACTTGCAAGGTACAGTTCTCATATCCTTATCTACTGACACTATGATGGGATCTTTATATGTACCATTACTGGCAAGCAAACTCATAACGTCATCACCTTCTAAGTTCTCATAAGATACAGACTCATAATTTTTCTTTACATAATTTATAACTGTCTTAAGTGCTAAAGGTTTTCTTTTTCCTATCCTGTTAATTTTATACTCAGGAAATATTTCATGTCTAAATGTAGGGTAAGAGGTGAAGCACATAACTATGTCATGGTCACCTTCAGCAATACCTTTATATACATCTAGTCTGCTATCAATAAGATTATATATATCTCTTTCATCAGAGTGAAGTGTATGCTCCCACTCAGTCCATCTGATGTCTTGTTCGCAAGCACAACAAGAGTTATATATTAGCCAATCAGCATCAATAAGTAGTGTCATAATTAATCTCCAAAGGTGTCTTCATAAACAACTAACCGACCTGTGTTCTG